TTTACTACCAGCTGATACAGCTAACTTAATTGCTTGAAACCACATTATTTAACTCCTATAAATTTATGTCCTTTGATTGCTGCGCCCATACCTCTAATACCATCTGGTCTATGTGGACAAGACATTTTATATTTTTTAGTCATCTTACCTTCACGCATTTTTATTGGAGGTACTTGTGGATTAGGACCTCTTTTTGGTGGTGGTCCACTAGAAACTCCACCTGAATTATAAGTTTCAAAACCTTGTAAGAATGTTTTTTGTATGTCAGGTTTTGTCGGCTTAGTTTTCGGTGGACATGGAGGAAATGTGCCATCAGGACATAAAGGTGTTTTAGGTCCTGCATCCATCATATTTTTTGGTGGTCCACCAAAACCAATTATTCCAGCAGCCTTTAGATAATCTTCATCTTTTCCACCTATTGTAGTATCTAATGGTCTTTTGTAAGTTCTATAAAATTCTCTAGTAATTGGATCAATTTTTTTCTTGGAAGTAAAAAATTCACCTTTAGCTCTTTTTTTTCTTCTCATGTTTTCAATAGATTTTAAACCAGCAACGCCCATTCCAAATGGTGTAAATGGCACAACTCCTATAGCAATATTCTTTCCTCCTTGAGCAACTGCCGTGGCTTTATTTTTTATTGTTGTCAATACATTGTTATTTTTACCACCACCTCCACCAGTTACTGTATTTTTAGCACCTGACTGTCCTGCAGCGAAAGGATGTGAAGATGGAGTTTTAAAATCGTCTTTTGAGGCATCCATTCCACCTCTTGCTTTTATTACTTTTTTTAATTTACCAGAATTTTCCATTGCATAAAAAATTGAGTCACCTTTTTTCTTACCATATTGACCTCTAAATTTTTCTTTAAGTTTTTTTCCTTTTTCCGTAAGTGGCATTACGCAAACCTCTTTCTTAAACTTTCTTTAGCTTTCTTTGCAATACTAACAACTTCTTTTTTATTCATTACTTTAGCACGTTGTTCCATAACTGTCAGTATCTGTATTTTTCTTGCAAAAGGTTTTTTAATTTTGTTAACTTTTGTAACAGTAGCTCTTGCATCACTAGGTGTTGCAAATTTAATCTTAACTGTATCTCTAGGATTTTCATCCGTATACAATCTTCTTCCACTACCTTTAGGTTTTTTACCTGTACCTTTTATTGGATCAGCCATTACTTCTTTTTACTCCTTGCAATTTTTAATTTTTCTTCAGCAATTCTAATTCTTTCAGCTGCTTGGTCTTCATTGTTTTCTAATTTCATCTTTTCAATATCTAATTGCTCTTCAATTTGGTTTTCTTTTATATCCATATTCATAACAGATTCCTCTGCCTTACGTTGCATATCCATAGCTCTTAAATCAAGTTCTCTTTCTTTTAATGCAACAAGTGGATCTTTTTTTTGACCCATAGCTTCAGATTGTGCAAGTTCCATTGTTAAAGTTGCTACTCTTTGTGCAATCATAGACTCAATTCTCAGTTGAGCTGCTTGTGGATCAGACTGTAACATCGCTTGCATAGCAGGATCGTTTTCTATTTGTGCACCTACCTCTCCTTGAGCAAGCAGTGAAACATGCTCAGAAATATGAGATTGTAAAGCTGCATACACTTGAGGGTTTATTTGTACCATTCTAGTAGACATAAATGCTGTATGAGCTGCAATGTGTGCTTGATGATCTTGAGTCGGAAACGCTTTTAATGGTTTCATCATTAATGCTTCCATATTTTCTGTAGCAGGATCTTTTGGTATTGGTCTTTCTATAGGTTTTAAGATTTGATCTATATCTTGAGTGCCTAATGCTTCATATACTCTTCGATATGCCTCTCTCAAGTTGTGCATCATGGGATTTGACATAGCAATCTTTAAATTTTCGTTCGCTAACGTCACTCTTTGTGCCATACTCATGATATTTGGGTCAGCTACTGGAATTACGTCCACTCTATCGTCAAAATCTGTCTGTTTTACCGCTTGATCTGCACCATATACTGAATATGGATAGATTGGTGGTAGATATGTTGCAAAAACTTTAGATAAAAGTCTAAATTCTCTTCTCATTGAGTAGTAACATCGCTTGTGTATAGCACTCATGACCCTCGAACCACGTTCCAAGAGTGAAACAGTGGTACCAACAGCTCTATTTTGCATATCATTACCTGTATCCATGTTAGTTATGGCTGCAAACTTCTGTCCTGCTTGTACAACAAAGCCCATTAATTGGTATAATGTAGCTGATGGCTCCTTAAATGGTAAAATTTGGAATTGATCTTTGATATTTCCTCCCGGTGCATCTACATCTCTGAACTCTCCCGGTTGAAATGGCTGATCATCATCACGAATTCTTATACCTCTAGACTTAAATCCAGCTGGTAAGTTAGATAATGTACCAGCATCAAGCAATTGTCTTAAAGATTGTGTAGCAGTTCTACTTAAACCACCAATCATGTGTGTTAATCCAAAGCCATAAAACCCTAAACCTGGTAAAAATTTAAAATGTACAAAATATTCTTTACGTTTTTTTGTTTCATCGTTCAAATCATAGTTACGATAGATAGATAATATTTGTCCTGAGCCTTCATCAATTGTTATGATGTAAGGAACTTTAACTTGTTTGTCTGCATTTTGCATTTCAAACTCTTCTAAATTACAATCTACATGCATTTCTAAAATTGAAAAAGAATATTGTTTATCACCACCAGGAGTTACACCTTCTAATTCTTGATATTTTTTTTCAATTTCAGTAGGACCACTAGATGTTGGTTTTAATTCAACGTCTCTGTAAAAACCAGCTTGTTGTTTTTTTAAAATTTCATTCTCACCCATTTTTATCACGTGAGTAATTCTTTCACAATCCATTAAATCAGTTGCATAATATGGCACCACTAAATCTTCAGCTGGTATAAATTTAGATACTGCTCTTTGCATTACTTCATCATAGTAAACTTTTTTAAATGCTGATCCTGCTAAGGCTAAATAAAATAATAATTGATCAAACTCAGGAGTATATTCTTCCATCTCCTCAGTAATCATGTAATTCATAAAATCCTGAACACGTTGTGCTTGATTAATTTTTGCATCATCCTCCATCCCCAAGACTCTAGTTCTCACTGGTCCTGAAGATGGAAGTAATTCTTTGTAAGCTTGCGCTTGAAATTGCGTAACAGCTTCTGATAAAAGTGGATGAGTCACGGATGCCGACCCTTTAAATGGTCTTGTCATCTCTGTATATCTAATTCCAAGAAGATCTAAATTATTCGTATAAGACGTCTCCCAATCTTTTCTTGAAACTCTATCCTTTTTATAATCGTCAAGTAATTGATTAGACATTCTCTGAAGAACTTCATCTGACATGTCTTCTGCAATGTTCTTATAAAATTCATCTGTTGCACTTGCCAACTCCTCTATAGGAGTTGGTTCCGTTTCAGATTCTAATTCAACATCAACTTCTTCAGTGTCAGGAGTTTCAATCTCCTCTTCAATCACTCTATCGATTTCAGCCATTAATATAGTTTTGTAGGTTTAGTTCTCGCCATTCCTCCGCCACGAGCTCTAATCATTTTTCCTTTTTTTGCTCCATCAAACATTCCTAATCCAATACCTTTTTGCATTGCATTATACTGACTTTTAGATTTAGGCATAAGAGGTGAAAGCATTCCTTCATCTTTTCTCTTTTGAACAATTTTAAATTGTTCTGCTTTTTTAGCTAATTCTGCCTGTTTAATTTTTGCTATTTCTTTTGGACTTGCATTTTTATCTATTGCAACTTTTGTTGATTCACCAACTATACTTGATCCAGGATTTTTTAAATCTGTAACAAATTTTTTAGGTGCTTTTTTTGGGGTTTGAGTTATTTTTTGTGCATCTGATACAGTGGCTTTTCCACTTGCACCAGCACCCATCCCCATTAGTTTAGAGGCACCATAAAGTGCTGCTGCACCCATTAATGCTCTTCTTAATCTTCTTTTTTTCGACATGTCTACTCCTTTTAATAATATACGTATTTACGTTGTCTATAACTTTCAATCTCATCCTCGTCAGAATAAGTCTTTATAAACGAACCTTGCCGATATCTTAACATAGCTTGTGTAGTGCTGTCCACATAATCGTCATGTTCTCCATGGGGAAATGCTGCACACTCTTCAATTACTTCATGAGCAAAATGCTCATCCCTAGGATACCAAACTTGTTCAGATTCAAATATTGGAGCACAAGCGTTGACTCTTGAATGTTTATCTTGGCCACGTCCAGGAGTATAATCCATTACAGGAATTCCCATTCTTCTAAATTCTTGTAATAAACTTTGTCCACTTGCTTTAGCTTCAATTATTACAGTTTCAGGTTGCCAATATTTGTATTGATCTAAGGCTACCATTTTTAATTCTGGAAAATCATATTTACCTTTGATTGCATCAATTAACATAATAGCATCAGGCCCTGATTCGTGGGGCGTGAATATTCCCCATGTAGTTATTGCACTATAGTCGGCAGTTTC